GAGGAGCTGCAGTGGCACACGAACTCAGACGCCGCTCGGGAGAGTGGTGGAAAGACCACAAGTGGGATGCACCGTTCGATGAAGAAGGGTTTCAGGAAGCCAAGGCCGCGAATCGGACATGGGATGTATTTGAGCAACGAAAAGCTAGTCATGAGGCTGCCTGTGCTCGGGGAGACGAAGCAAATTTAGAAGGGGAAGAGGTAACGGAGCAACTCTCACTTGAGTTTCCTGCGGGAAAGCTGAGGGCCTCGGCAAGGAGTGATGGCTGGCGCGATGCCAAGACTTGCCGAGGCGGCGGAGCGTTTGGGAAGTATTACGTGCATACGAGTGGGAAATACGGATTTAAGGCATTTTCAGACGAGGACTACGACTCACAACCAGAAGCTGACATGCTGGAGCACGCAAATCGGATTGGTGTCCCCTCCCCCCGGTTTATCAACTACAACGGAAAAGTGTTGCAGCTAGAGCACCTAAGAGGTTACAAGGATATAAGCCATACCAACTTTGGGATGGGAAGAGAGTTCGGGCGCAGCATTCCAACAGAAATTAAGAAGAATTTTATTGATGCTGTACGTGCGATGCACGTCGAGGGGATGGCCCACAACGACTTGCACATGGGAAATGTGATGGTGGGATTGGCTAGCCGAAGGGTAAAGTTGGTCGACTTTGGTTTGGCCTCACTAAGGACTGACAGTGACAGCACCGTTCCTTTTAGAGATGCACGAGGCTCTAGGCTGTTGCGAGAGGAGCTGGAATCCATTCCTAATCAGCTAAATATTGGTACGGCCGCTAGCAACCTGATCCAGAGAAGGTACGAAAATGCTCTGCAACTGGTAGAGGATATAGCTGATGCAGAACAGGGTTATCGCAGGGCAAGAAACAAGAGTGGGACGAGTCTGCAGTGGGATACCGCCGAGTTCATCATCAACCGCTACTACAACGATCTCACCCGAATCGTAGAGAGCCAGCCCGATCAGCCAAGATCAAGAACTGTCGAGACCGTTGTACAGCCAAGAATTCCAGGATTTGACAAAGCTCGACTGAAAGCCCGGTGGAACACTAAACAGGCCGCAAATCTCCACCGTGCGCTGGAGAAAGACGCCCTATTTGACATCGCACAGCAAATGGGAGTCTCTCCCACCGTCTTTGAAGACTTCTTGATTTCAGGTAACAAACGTAGTTAATGGAAGATCTGATCGAGTCCTTCAACACTGCTCTTAAGAACGAAGAGCAGCTAGTCGTCGACACAGTTAACAAATCGATTGATAGGGCATTTAATCGTCTTCTTCGGCGTACCTACGGTCAGTTACGAAGCGGTCAATTTCAGACAGCAGAGAGAAATGCTCGCGTTTTGGAGCTGATTCCTCCTCTTCTTCCTGATCAGACTGACGAATACTTATCTGCGTTTCAACGCCTGTTATCTCGGTCAACAGGGTTTGGCCTAGATTTAGCTGCACAGCTGTCAAAGTCTGTATCGAGCTCTCAAGTCGGCGTAACCATCCCAGCAGAAGCAGTAACAGCAGCAGCGAGGACAGCGCGAGGATACTTAGAAAAACATGGAACAACATTTTCAACCGCAGCCGCTGAGGTTCTAGCTCAAGGTGTAGCAGAGGGCAGACCAACTGACGCAATGACCAAGGATCTGCAACGGCGCCTGAAGATCACCAAGACCCGAGCTGAGGTCATTGTAAGAACTGAATCGCTCCGTTCTTACAACGATGCCGCAAATGCGTATTACACGCAAAACGGGATTGATCTTGTAATGTACTACGCCACTAGCGATGACCGTTCGTGTCCTCTCTGCACAGCGCATGCCGGCAATGTTTTTAAGCGAAATGCCATTCGAGTACCCCGACATCCACGTTGCCGTTGTTATCTAGCTCCCTACAGTGAAGACACCTGGCAGATTGATCCTGAATATGACAAGATGCGGCGTAAACACAGGGAGGAGGTGCTGCGTTACGCTAGGGGGAAGGGGGTAAGTTTGAGTTACGGTCCCTCTGTATTTGAAGAGCTGGCCCCTATTCCAACAAGGGAAACATGAATAAGGTTCGTTACGGCCGCGCCGATAAAACCGCAAAGCCTGAAGCAAAAGAGGACATGGGTATGCGGGCCAAATATGACCGCATGAAGAAGGGCTGCGATTGCCAGGATGGCAGCAAAGGCTCCTGCAAGTGCAATAAAAAAGATATGGGCAGCATGAAGAAGTCTCCCTACGCCGACGGTTGCGGCTACAAGGAAGACTCCCTCGCCAGTGAGCTAAATGCAGTACTGACTGGCGTAAAGATGGATGGTATGGGTGTTAAAAAATTCTCAAAACCCGAAGAAGATGACCGCGACGACAAGAAGTGCGGTAAATCGGAAATCGCCAACAAAAAGCGCGGTGCGCGTCAGAGCCTGAAAGGGGCGGGATCAAAACTCAGCGCATGAGCTGTAGCAAGCTGACCTGGAGCAACCATGAAAAAGCTTGATGTTGAGTTCTTGAACGAGGAACTCCACGCTGCCGTCAAAGCTGAAGCTAAGCGGAAGTTTAAGGTCTATCCCAGCGCTTATGCCAACGCCTGGATGGTGCAGCAATACAAAAAGCGCGGTGGCAAATTCCGGGGGGACTCACTCGATAAGTGGTTTAACGAGAAGTGGGTGCGGATGAGCAGCTCGGGCAAGATCCTCGGGCCATGCGGTGATCGCAATGAGGGAGAGGGCAAGCCCAAATGCCTCCCCGCCGCCAAAGCGCGAGCTCTTAGTTCTGCCGAACGCCGCACCTTAGTAGCGCGGAAGCGCAGTGAAGACCCGGATAAAGAGCGTACCGGCGCCCCAATCATGGTTAGCTCAAAGCCGGGGAGGCGGAGAGATCTGGGCTCGTTTTACAAGAAGGACGTAACCCAGCAGACCAGCTACGTGCGTGACCGCCTAAGCAAGCTGATGGATTCCTACAGAAAACCGAAATACTGATGCTTCAAATACCCCCGGTCATCGTCTTCGGAACGACCTGGATGCTGGGGATGCTCGTAGTAACCGTATGGCTGACGCAATTCAGCAACTGAAATTGTTTGCTAAATAGGCGTAACTGATCACAGTATGTGACCTGTATCAGCGCACCCTCAGCTCACCGGGGGGCGAAAGGAGAGCACATGTTCGAGGGCCACTTCCTCGAACGGGGTATCTTCATCGCCGCTCCCAAGCACGACCTCCACCGTGTCGACTACGTCGTCGAGTACAACGGTGGCTTGCAGCGCGTCAACGTCAAGACTCTTCACTGGGTCCCGACCGGTAACTACTACCAGGCGGACACGAAGACTAGCGCCGGGTCCAAAGGACACAGAGCCTACGCCTCCGACGAAATCGAGTATCTCGGTGTCGTCAGTTTGGAGTATGGCAACATCTGGATGCTCCCGTTGGCAACTACCAACGGGCTGCAATGCCTTCGATGGCATCCGCCGGAAAAGCAGCACAGGAAACGATTTGACAGCTTCAACTGGTCCCCTTACCTCATAAAACAAGGGTGCACCAGTGGTTCTAATACTTATTCCGCAAAACTTAGTTAGTATCGGGATATGGAGACTGTAAGTCGCTACGATTACGGTCAGGTAACAAAGTCTGAAACCACGGACGAAGGCTACCTGAAGGTATGGTGTAAAGCGGCCCGAGTAGGGACTCAGCTTTATACCAAGGGTGATGGAACGCAAGTTCGTGAGTATCGCCCTGAAGATGAAGTAGCGAGGCCAGAGTCTCTAGCATCCTTCGGCATGAAGGCAGTAACCATGGGTCATCCCCCGGTTCTGCTTGATACCGAAAATACAAAGGTGCATCAGATCGGACATGCAGGCTCGCAGGTTCGATTCTCCGATGGCTTCGTTGAGGTCGCTCTTGTTATTACAGACAAGAATGCGATTGAACGTATCCAGCGGGGTGATTCCACAGAGGTCAGTGCCGGCTACCGCGTCGACTTTGACCCCACACCGGGAATCACACCCGCAGGCGAGAGTTATGACGGCATCCAGCGGAACATTCGCGTTAATCACATCGCGATTGTCCCCCGTGGGCGTGCCGGTCGTGATGTCCGTCTGATCCTCGACTCATGTGACCGCAATGATGCGGTTGCGTGGGAAGAAAACCCGTCGAATTCGCCCGTATCTTCCATGGCACGAATCACCCTCGACGGCCTGGATCTCGAACTTCCCGCAGATACTGCCGGTGTGGTCCAATCCTTCGTGAAGGAGAGTGATCGTGCCAAGGCCGAGCTGATGAAAAAGCTCGATTCGCAGGAAGAACAGATCCAAGCTGTTGTCACCGAGAACGAAGAAGCTCTCGGCCGCCTCGACGCGGCTCTTGAGCGTATTGAAGAACTCGAAAAGCAGATCGCTGACGCTGAAACTGCTGCCGCAGAGCGCAGTGACGCTGATCAAATTAACCAGGCTGTCAACACACGTCTGGCTTACCTCGACAAGTTCTCCCCCCTACTCCCCGAGAACTATAAGTTTGACGGTGAGGACGAGCACCAGATCATGGCGCTCGCTTATGAAACCGTCTTTGAGAAGGCCCCTCGTGAGGACGCCTCGAACGACTACCTCCTGGGTGTCCTTGATGGTGTACTTGCCGCCATGGAAGACATGGAGGGTGAAGAGGAGGAGATCAAAGAGGATGCCGACTTCCAGCCTGAGGAAGATGGCTCCAATGTGGCTGAAGTCCGTGCTGCCCTGGCACAAGTAAAGGCAGCAGAAAAGATGGACAGCCAATCCTCCTACCGTGAGCGTCTGCTGAACGGTTGGAAGTCAGACCTCACTGCTCACGCTTGATAGGAGCACTAAGTAATGTCTATCACCTACACCACTACCACCGTCGCCAATCCCGCAGGTGCTCAGGGTTCTTACCCTCTGCGTCTTGTGGCTGGCCACGAGGGCATGATTGCGGACCTGCAGGCTTTTGTCTCCCGGTCCTACACCAATGAATCCGGCGCTGTGCTGCCTTTCGGCCACGCCGTGATTATCGACAGTGCCGCCACCTCCGGCCTCGGCGCCAAGCTTCCTGCTGGTGCCGCCGCTACCGGCGTGCTGGGTCTTGCTGTTGACAGCAACACCTTCGAGGCCAACGCCAACAGCTCCTACCAGGGCACCGGCGTTATCCCCGGCACCGCTAAGACTGCTGATGGCCGCGTTGGCTATCCCGACAAGCAGGTCGTCAACGTCCTGAGCAAGGGCGTTGTTTATGTCTACACCGTGGATGCTGTGGCTCTCGGCGATGCCGTGCGCCTGTATCACACCGATCACGCAAGTGCTGCCAGCAACGGCGGCTACAAGGGCCGCTTCGGCAAAACTGCCGCCGCCGGTAAGACCTTCAACGTGACTGCTGGTGCTCGCTGGGTGGGTGCTGCCGCCGCTGGCGGTCTGGCTCTCCTGGAGATCGACATCCCCACCTTCACCGTTTCCGCAGACGCTTGATAGGAGGCACCCAACTAATGTCTGATATCCGTAACGATGACGCCGGTCTGTTTCTGGCTCGCGAGCTAGAACAGATTCTGGCCCGGACTTTCGAAGTCCAGTACGCCGACATCAAGTACTCCCAGATCCTCCCCATCTCCACCGAGGTTGGGCCTGGTGCTGACAGCTTCACCTACCGCATCTTCGATGCACAAGGCAAGATGAAGCTGATCCAGGACAAGGCAAGCGATCTGCCCCGTGCTGATGTCCTGCGTAAGGAAGTGACCCACGCTGTCCGCAGCCTGGGCGCCTCCTTCTCCTACAGCATCCAGGAAACTCGCGCCGCAGCCCTCGTGCCCGGCATGAACCTGGAGCAGCGTCGCGCCAACGCCGTGCGTCGCGCCTACGAGGAGAAAGTGCAAGAAGTCGCCTACTTTGGCGACGGCGCTGTGTCGATGGATGGCTTCTTCAACAACGCCAACGTCGACAAGCTGGTGCCCTCCAAGTGGTTTGATGCCGCCGGCGTCACCACCGACGAGATGCTGGAGATCCTCAATGAGGCTCCCACCCGCATCGTGCAGAACTCCAATATGAAGGAGGCTCCCAACACGATGCTGGTGCCCTACAACGTGTACCGCATCATCAGCACCACTCCCCGGAGCAGCACTTCGGACACCACGGTGATGGAGTTCTACCTCCGCACCAACCCCATGATCCGCTCCATCGAGCCGATCAACGAGCTGGAGGCTTCCAAGTCTGGCAGCAAGCTGTCTAAGGACCGCATCATCTGCTACGACCGCAGCCCTGAAAAGCTGCAACTGCATGTGCCCCGCACACTGGAGTTCCTGCCCCCGGTTCGGCAGAACCTTGAGTTCACCGTGGCTGCTCACGCTCGTATCGGCGGCGTCGCTCTGTACTACCCCAAGAGCGCCCTGTACGTCGAAAAAGCCTGATAAAACCTCTCTTTTCAGAACATGATCATCACCTATAAGCCCACGCTAGAAAACCCACCCCGGGACAAAGAGGTCACTCTTGGCTTCTCTGTGATCGGTGGCCGAGCCGGTGGCACTGAGTACATCCAACTGAAATCGGGTGTAAATCGAGATTTTGACTCCACTCAGTGGGACAAAATCAAAGAGATGCCCATTGTCAAGGATCTGCTTACCATCGGCGCACTGGCGGTGCAGGAAGATGTGGAAGTGGTGGAGGCCCCGGTCAAGGCGACCGGTGGTCTCTCCACCATGCCTGTGAAAGCGGCACTTGATGCCATCGACGCAACCTTCGACCTAGACCTGCTCAAGGAGTGGGACTATGCCGAAAACCGCATCCGCATCAAGAACGCTATTGCCAAGCGAGTGAAGGCGATTACTGAAGGAGAGGGCTGATGGCCGTCACCTCCACCA